GTGTCCTGGCCGGCTAATCCAAAAACGGTGCGCTGGTGGCGTTGGGCGTTGCGTTTGGCCTGGTATTCGCTGCCGCGTCTGCTGTTGCATTTTTGGCAGGCTGCTACCAGGTTGCTGCGTTCGTAGGCCAGTTCTGGTGCCTGGTCTAGTTCTACTACGTGGTCTACCTGGTTAGCTTTGCCGCCGCACCAGTGGCAGCGGTGTGCTTCTTCGGCAAGTACCTGGGCGCGGAGCTCTTTCCATTTTTTACTGTTGTACACCTTGCGGCTGGCTTCACTCATCGTGCCACCATGCCGACCGGTGCCGGCCTACTAGGTTTTCGCGTTGCCGTTTTGTGGTGTTGGCCCACATGCCGTGTAGCTCGCCGCGTGCAGCTAGGTGCATGGCTTCGGCTTTGCATTGCTGTTGTACGGGGCAGTTGTCGCACAGCCGGCGTGCTCTGTCTACCTGGCCGTTGCGTGGGAAGAATAGGTGTGTAAGCCCTTTGCAGGCTGCGTGTTGCCACCATTGGGTCATTTCCCTATTTCGGCACGTAGGGCCCTTAGGTTGTCGGCCGGCGCTGCTACTTGTGCGCCGTTACAGACGAAACATTGTTCTACGTCGTCGTCGGGTGTGTGGCCGGCTATGTAGCCGACGCCTTTGCAGGCTTTGCATAGTTGTGGCCTGTCTTTCCACACTGGGCTACGTTCGCACATTTTGCCGTGGTCACAGTTACAAGGCCGGCAGCTGGTGTATTCGTGCCCGTTTTGCGTAAAGTTTTCTGATGCTATCCAGCCTGTGTTATTGCAGTGCTGGCAGTCGCCCAGGTCGCCTATGCCGCCGTGGCGTTGTATCAGGTCTTCTAGCTGGTAGAGATTTGGCCATAAGCGGTGGCCGGCGTTTTGCCAGGCTCTCCAGGCGGCGCGTGCTACGTCTTGTGTGCAGAGCTCTAGGCGGCGTACCCATTCCTGTTTTACGTAGTCGTCGCCTTTCCAGGGGGGCTGGGCTGGGCGCATCCGTGTTTCCCAGGCGTGTAACAGGCTGCGTGCTTCGTTGATTTGCATCAGCGGCACGCTCCTTGCCCCTCCGTGTCCTCCGGGGGCTGCGTCGCTGCTGGGGGGTGAGTGGTTGGGGATTCTAGTAGGTCTGTCAAGTCCCTATTTTTTCCTGATGGATGCAGCGCCATAGCGGTTTTACGGTTTTCGGTAACGACGGTGCCGAATCGGCCGGCGGCTTCCAGTTCGTCAACGCTGCACAGAATGTTGCGGAGACCGTCAAACCTGTAATCGTCGGGGTATTCATGGCATAGCCGGCGTGCGTGGTGCTCCAGCACTTCCAGTGCGCCGACTAGGCCGGCATATGTGCTGGCCGTAGCGAGCTTGCGCCACACTTCGGGTAATGGTTGTTTCATTTCGTGTTGCCTCCTGGTTTGTTACGTAGCCGGCGTAATACTTGCGGCCAGTCTGTAGGCCGCCATACATACGCTTCAGCGCCGGCAAGCGTCAGCGTGTCTAACCATTTTTCTTGCTTGTCAGAGAGCCGGCCGCGTTGGCTTTTCAGCTCTGCGAATATCAGGCCACGGGTTTTGTGGACTAGCACCAGGTCGGGAAAGCCGGCTAGGCCTTGTAGCGGGGTTGCCCATTTGCCTGCCTGGGTGAGCGCGGGCCGGCTGTGGTAATAGACCCACCCGAACCAGTCGGCGGTGTCTGTCACCATTTTCTGCCAGTCTTTTTCTGACATGTGGCTATTTAGCTGTGTGTGAAACGTCATGCGCCCGATGATTCCTGTAGGCGGTCGATTTCGGAGCGGCATAGGTCGAAGTCCTTAGCTGCCTCCGCGTTCGGTTCGATTTTGTGACGTTTACACAGCTGATGATAGAACCCCAGCATTTTGTCTGTTGGCTGTCTGGGTCCGTTGGCGTGTTGCCTGGTGCGTTGCTGGCCGGCCTGGGCGCGTTCCCCTACTTGCGCTTTTTTCATTTCTTCTCTGGAGGGCCGGCGGCCTGGGTCTGTGCCGGCGTGGCCGGCGTTGGCTAGGGCACGGCCCACGGCGCTGGTTTCGCAGTTTTCTACGTGGCTGGTGGCGTTTACGCCGCGCTGGCTGGCGTGCTCTTCGGCCCAGCCTGTCGCTATCAATAGGTCGTTTTCGTAGAGTTCTGCACGGAACACGCACCAGCCTGGTTCATGGTGTGTCAGTTCTGTAATAACGCGGCCACGTACTTCACGTGTGATGCAGTCATTTAGCCAGCGTGCCAGGCGTGTAGCTACTGGCTCGTAGTCATCAAGGTTAAAACCCATCAGCTCAGCGCCTCTGGTGCTTCTACGTAAATACGGTTAGTGAGCTCTCCAATGAAAGCGGCGGCGCTGTAACCCTCGTAGTCATTGCATAACCGTAGGCCGGCGTAGGCCATCGCATCCATCAGTAACACCGGCGGTACGTCTACGCCGTCGTCTAGTAGAATGTCGCATACCTGTGCGGCGCGTTGGATGTTGCGGTGTGTTTCGGGGTGGTGCATCAGCTCGTTAAATTCTTGCGCTGCTGCTGCTTGTGCCTCTTCGGGTGTCATTGTGTGTGCCTCCTATGTGTGTTGTGTAGGTATTCGACGGCATCCATAAACGTGACGAGCTGCGCCCTATGGCAGCTGTACGCGGACCAGGTGATGCCACGGGCCCTGTCGAACTGGTCTGTGACGTACCAGGCTGGTTCTGTGTCCGTTGTGACGGCCAGCATTTTGTGTGTGTGGCGTGACACCAGCACGATGGCTAACGGTTTCACTGTGAACCCGTCCCACCCGTTAACGCTTTTCAGTAACACGGTTTCGTATGGGAATGTGTCGGGGTCATCCGTGAACGTCACCCGTTTAGATTTCACCTCCAGGTAACCGCCGGCGTCTAGTTCTATGTCTTGCTGGCCGGCGTAGTCGGCTATGTGGCCGACGGTGGGGCGTATGGTGAGCGGGTCGGCGGTGCAGCCAATGCCGGCGCCGCGTAAACGTGCTGCGACTAGTTGGGCGTATGGCTGTGCTTTGCGGGCTTCGCTCTTAAATAGTGCGGTGCTCCACATCGGTTAGCACCAGTTGCCTGACATGTACCAGGGTTGCCATTTGCACCAGCCGATGCGTTCGGCTTCCTGGCTAACCAGTGATGCCACCATCAGGTTTACGACGGGGTTTAGTAGGTCGTCGCGGGTGTAACCCAGTTCCGTAACCATCGGGCCCCACGTAGCCCAGTTAATTTGCATCAGCCCATAGTCACGGGTTGGGCTTACCGCGTCGGCCTGGCATCGGGATTCTTGCCAGGCGATGGCGTCCACCGTTGCGAGCTCATCGACGGTGAACCAGTGAACGGCAAACCCCGACAACTCCGGACACTTCGCGCCGGAAAGGATAACGGCGGTGGTGTCCGGCACGGTTCCAGCATCTTGCCGTGCTGTCGTGGTAACCGTGGTGGAAGTTGTCGGGGCTGTTACCGGCGCTTCTGGAGGTCCCACTACGTCGGCGCCGGTCGTGCTAGTCGTAGCTGCGGCCGTCGTGGCGGGTAGTAGCGCGGTGTGTTCGTAATTCTCTGGGTTGTCTAACCAGGACGTAAACAGTAGGCCGGCTGTGCCGGCGGTCAACAATAAAACGCGGACCATTGGGAACCTCCGATTATGTAGTGGGGTTCCCATTATGCCTGCGGGGTGTTACAAGGTCAACCCTTAAACAGAGCGCCCCACGTTTTGGGGCCTACGATGCCGTCTACGTGCTCGCCGGTGTCTGTCTGGAATTGTTTTACTGCGGCGTCCGTCATCGGTCCGAAATCACCATCGATGGGGCCGACGTTGTAACCCAGGTCCGCTAACCGCTGTTGGATGACACGGACACGGGCGCTCGCGTTGCTGCCGCGTTTCGTGCTGACACCTGGATAGTCGGGCAGCTCTGGCGCGTCGGCCACGATTTTCACGGTGGGTTGTGCGCCCTGGAGCCGGTCGCTAATCGGGGTGTCCCATCCCCACGTGTCTGTAGACACTTCTAAATGGATGTGGTCGTTACGGCCGCCTGGGGGCCGGTTAATCCATCCGCGGCCCACCTGCCAGTAGCGACGCGCCCAGTAGTCGTGGATGCGTTGGATACCCAGAGTGTCGGCCATTTCTTCCAGCCACGGAATAATGACGGTTTCCATGTTCTGGCGTGTCGGTGCGTCTGGGTGCTCGTCATCACGCCGGTAAGAAAGGTCCAGGCCGGCGCCGAAAGCGTGAGAGCTCCAACGGGTATGGCCACGGATTTTGCGGACGTTCAGGCAACCCAGGTACCACATGTTCCAGGTGGATTCTGCATACTTGCGGATTTCTTGCAGGTTCGGGCTGCACCGGTTGTATGGGGCCGCTGGCCGCCGGCCGTCATGCCAGTTTGTGTAGCTCATTTCTTCGGCCCGATAATTGGTTCGACTGGCTTACCGGTTTTAGCTGCGACACCGTTACCGATGGCGTAGCCCACGATGCTGCCTAACATGCCGGTACCGGCTTCGCTAGCGATGCTGTCGCTAATCATCAGCACGGCAATAACGATCATGGCCACCATCGCTATGAGCGCTTTAGGCGGGTTCGTGAAATTCATCGGTTTACCTCCATAGAGATAATGGCGCCTACCGTGATGGCGGCAAGGATAATAACCATGACGATCATTGCACCGAATACCAGTCTTCGATCACAAGTTTGTCACCGGTTGCCCAAGTAAACGGCGTAGCCGATGACACGCTGTTGTATGTGAGGAAAGTGCCGGAAGAGTTGCCGACGGCAACGCGAGCCTGCACGGAGTTGTTGCGATAAAGAAACCCGAAATAATCCACGCCGGTCGCGTCATCAAAAAACACGCTGCCACCGATCGCGTTAGCCCATGTTCCAGTAGACGCTACAGGGTACTCAACAAAGACGGTTCCTGTAATGGCTGATGTAGAACCTAACTCAAATAACAACCGCCAAAACACAAGGTTATTCACTTGCCAGTAGTAAGCATCAACGGTGCCGTTGCCTACTGTGACACCGCTGAAAGTGGGCGTAAACGAAACAGGGTCACCGATGCTGTTCAGGTTCGCAGCAGTCAGTACGTCACCGCTGGAGAATGGGAACGGATTAGCCACGATGTCAGCCTAGCCTAACATGCCTACGTCTAGTACCCACGGCCTGCCGTCACCCGAAACGCTTACGCGCCCACACATACGTGACATAGCCACCTACCGCCATATGCAGCAACACTTGCCACGGCCACGGCAGCACTACTGCAGCCTGTTTTCATCCAGCACGCCGAATACGGAATCGTCCAGCAAAAACGTGCTGGTGTAATCCTTAGGGTATGTGCCTACCGTCACAACGACATCGCTAGGCGTAATGTCAATACGCCGCCGCCAAATAACCACGCCATCCGTTATCGGGCTAGCTGCCCCCGCCGGTGTGTGTGTGACGCTTGCGTACTGCCATAAACCTTTTTCTATGTCTAGTAGCTGCGCCCACCGCTGTTCGGACGTAGACGACGCACCTACGATGGCGTCACACATTTTAGACGTTACCTGGAATTCCTGGGCGGTAAATTCGCTGTCCGCTCGCACGTTCGCCCACCGCTGGGTTATCGCTTCCAATGTGGTTACGCCATAGTCATAACCGGAATCGTCACCGCACGCTAACGCTGACAGCTGCGCGGCGTGGTCACCGTACAACGCTATGGAATTGTCGTTAGTTACCTCGTCAGTTAAAAACGTAACCGCATCAGTCTGCGCCTGCGTCACCGCGTGGTTAATCAGTGATTCGTTAGTGAACCCGCTACGTAACGCTCTGCACGGCAGTTCACCGGCTGTGGCACCGGCTGCGAATTCGTAATCGACACGATGGGTGTTGTTAAACACTAGGGCTGGGCCTAATGCCTGGTATTCCCATTCCGTGTAGCCCAGGCCGGTTGTGCTAACTGTTGTCGGCCAGAGCACGTTAGGGCCTGACGGCATCAGCGTGGTATTTATGTAGTCGTTCGCTACCTGGGTTACGTTGTCCTGGTACGGGACTACGTGCGGGGGATTAGCGCCGTAAACGTCGCGGTACAGTAGTGGGCCGGCAAACGCTCCGATGTTGCCCAGGCGGGGCAGCGGCACGCCGGTGCTTTCTATTGACTGTGACGGCACTATCACGTTCGTCAGAACAAAATAAACCAACATGGATATGTTGTCACCGCCGAAAGACGTATCGGTAGAAATCGTCTGCACGGCGCTGCCGCCCAGGGTGAGCGCATCCATAGCGGTGATAGTCACAGACGAATTTACGCCGTCGTCTATCAGGTCGAAATTAGTTACTACCCCGTGGAACAGTACGGGCGTATGTGTACCGACGGTGGCGCTTATGTACACACCCTGCGCGAACCAGTCCACTGCAGAATAGGTGCCGCCGGCGCCTGGTGTTAATGCGCCGTCGTCATTGTCTAACGTGATAGCTGCAGACGCCCGCCCCATTCTGCCTATCGGCGCCTCGCATGACGTAGACGCACCCAGGACACGTGACGTAAAATCGACGGGCGCGGCCAGCGTCCCAATTTCTACGGTTACGTTAGTGGTAATGCTCATGTTCTAACGGCCGCGGTAGTTGGCACCGGCAGCGTCCCATTAGTACGCGCATACTTTTGCAGCGAACGTACCACAGCTTCACCGTCACTGCCGGCCGGCATGTTTACTACCACATTCATGGGGCTACTAGGGCCGTTAATCACGGTGCTAGATAAGGGTTGTGGTAGCGGTGCGGCTGGCGCGAAATTACCGGCGCCGACCATGCCGGCTGCCGCTTTGATTTCTGCGGCTGTCAGGGTGGTTAGCGCGGTATCTGCCATGCTGGCCAACACCTGCACCTGGCGTAGCGCCTCGTCGTAGGCGCCCTGGTCCAGTAGCGCTAATAGCTCTAACTGTTTCTGTGCTGGAATGTTGTCCAGCTGGTCAATGACGTTACCCAGGGCACGGTACACATCTTGCGTGGCCTCGTCAGCTTCGCGGCTGTCGGCCCCAAATTCGCTCATTTCGTCTGCCAGGTCCGTGATGGCGTCGGAGAAATTACGCACAGCCTGGGTGTTGTCGAACCGGCCGAACAGTAAATCGAATTCGCTAATTAGGTCCGTATTCATTGCGCTAATAAATTCTTGCGCCTTAATGTGGTCGTCCATCGCGTCGGTAGTGCGTGCTATCGCCGCTTCCACATCGTCTAGCGTCGGGTGGAGCTCGTCCATCATCTGCTGGGCGGTGTCATATTCCAGGTTAGCTAGCTGCTGCTGGTAGGCCGCTTCCGCTGCCGCTTCCGCTAGCCCTAGCTCCGCGTCAGCAAATGCCTGTGTGGCTTCCTCCACCGGCCCCAAGCTGTCCGCGAACTGGTCGGCTGCTTCTGCCGCGTCATCGAAACCGGTACTAATTTTGTCAATGCTGACAAAAGGAATTTTGTTAGCAATGTCGATTAGTTTGTTAATGCCGGCTACTACCAGCTCTACCATTTTTTTGGCAGCGTATTTGACACCCTCAAAAAGTAGGCGCACAGCGTCCAGGGCTTTACCCAGGATGCCGAACCGTTTTTGTAGCGCGACAAAGACAGCGATAAGCGCGGTAAACACGATAATGCCGGTAGCGACCTGCAGCGCGGTAAAACTGGTGGCCAGCACAGCGTTAAGGGCGGCCGTCAGCGTCGTGATGGCGCCCCAGGCTTTCATCACACCATTAGCCACCATAATGCCGGCAGCCACCGTGCCAATGGCTGTACCTAGCACTATCAGCGTGTCCGTGTTGTTAGCCACAAAATTGGCCACGGATTCCAGGACCGGTATTAGCTCTTCCAAAACGGGCAGCAACGCCATGCCGATAGCTTCCTGGGCGTTTTGTAGCTGCACCTGCATACGTGCAAACTGGCCGGCTGCGGTTTCTGCGTTCTCTGATACCGCACCCTCAAAAGTGGCAGCCAGGCTGCTAGCTACCTCATCAAACGTGGCGCCGCTCTCAATGGCCGCGACTAGCCCGTAATCTAATTCTTCTAACGGTGTCAGTACACCGGTGTAGCCCTCCGCTAATCGTTCGGCTACGTCGAATACGTCACGGCCGGTGCCGGCGCTGATGTCTAGTGCCAGCGTTAAGAGCTCTTGCGCTTTTGATAGGTCGCCGGTGTGGCGTGCGAGAATTTGCAGGGCGGGCCGTAGCTCATTGTCTGACACAGCGCTGGCTAGCTCTTGCGCTGTGATGAATTCATGCAGGGCGTCTACTTGCGCCTGGGTGGCATCTGTAGAAACACGTATCTGGCGTTCTAGTTCTGCCTGCTGTGCTGCGTCTTCCGCGGCTGCTTTCATTGACAGACCAGCTGCAGCGGTTAGGCCAGCTACGGCAGCTGTCGCGGGTATGAAAGCTTTTTCTAAACCAAAGCTAATTTTTTCGGCGGTGGTTTCTAGCTTTTGGAAATCCTTAACGGCTTTTTTTAGGCCGGTAGGTTCCCACTCAGAAACGATAGGGACGTTAATTGCCATTAGCGCAGCTCCGTGTTAATAACGTCCATCATGTCATTAATGGCTACTTCTACCTGACCTACCACTACCGGCATGGCTTTCTCTGCGCCTGGCCACATGTAACGGGACGCGGGGCCGCCGCGGGCGTTCAGCATTTTAATAAATTGCTGCCCCTGTTCTGTTTCGCCAGAGCTGCGCCGGCCGGCCATGTCGTAGATAGCGCCGCCAGCGTTTTTCTGCCGCAAGGTCAATAGCGGGATTTTGTCGGGGTCGTGTGCGCCGCGTACTTTGCTGCCGCGGAACGCGACACGAATACCCTTACGGACGGCTGCGACGTCGTACCCGCCTTTCCAGCCCTGCCAACCTGATAACGGGCGGGCGTTCGGCACTAGGCTGCGGGCCGACTCTTCCGTAGGTGTGGCGGCAGCTTTCAGATTTTTAACTATCTGCTTTTTTAGCTCAGGGTCAACACGGCCCAACGCTTTAATGGTTTCGGCTACGCCGTCCACTTCTATGGCGGTGCTAATGCCGTCCACGCTGCCGTGCCTTTCTGTTCCGGTCGTTT